ACAAAAGCTGCTAAAGCAGGTAAAAAAATAGGTAAAAAATTAGGTAAAGCAGTTAAAGAATTTGCTAAAGATACTCAAAAAAGAGCAACATAAAAATAACTAATCATGATAATAAATCCAAGTTCATATACTAGTGCGATCCCGGTAGCATTAAATGATGATATTAATATTCCGGGACCAGAAGTAAGAAAATCAGGTACTACAACTAGTTTAACTAACGATAAACTTGTAGATACTAATGGTAATTTCTTACAAACAGTAGATGCTAATGGAAATATTACAAATCAAGGTGTTCAAGTAGGTCAAGTAGTTTATAACATGGCTGCTATGAATACAACAGCTTGGTTAGGCCCTGAAGCTGCAGTAGTAAAATCAGTAGACAGTAATACACAGTTAACATTGTCTGCTAATATATTTCCTGTAACAGGCGCACCATCAACAACGCAACAATATAAAATATACGATGCTAATAAGCTGCCAAAAGGCGCTATTATTATGGTGGGTGATAATCAAGCAGGTAACAATAGTAAGAGTGATGTATTTGTAAAAACACTTGATGGTCAAGATGTTTTAGTGCAAGGAGTTGCTCCAGGTGAAACATTAGATTTAGTAGTACAAAGAGTTATGGTTGGATCAGCTGCAACAGCTGGCGCGCCTAGCACTTTGACTACAGCAGAAAAAATAACAGCATTTATATAAACAATTAAAAAAACAATTATGCATCCAATACACAAACATATGAGCTCGAGAATGAAAGCTCGTAAAGCAGATGAAAGATATGACGCTAAAGAAGCTTACAATAAGAATTTAAGTGGTAAAGCGAGATTACATTATCTTGAAAATGACATCGCTGACAAAGGTATGTCAATGAAGTCACCTATGGACATGGGACACAAAGCTCCTTCAATGAAAGCTCCAATGAAGAAAGCAGGTAAAATGTCACCAGCTGATATGAAAGCTCCTATGAAAAAAGAAAGAAAATATTCTGGTAATCAACCTGATTTAGCAAAATTTAAAAAAGATAAGCAGGAAAAAAAAGATCTTATGGACGATAATTGTAGCAGGTAAAAGAAAGTAAGATGTCTTATACGCAGCGCTTTGGTTTAAGTAGAAAATCTCCTTTAAATGATCATACAAAATATCACTGTGGTCCTGATTATAAAAATGATGCAGGTGAATGTGTGGGTTGGGATTATGAACAAAAAAGAAAGGAAGAAGAAAAGAAAGGTGTTGCCAATAACATTATAGATAAGCAAAATAAATATACTAAAGAACAGCTTGCTGATTATGATTATGATAAAGGATATAATATAGCTGGTAAAAATATTTTTGGTTTAACTAGAGAAGAAATGGAAAAAGAGCGTAAAATCTCTGATGTAAAAAGACGAAAAGAAGAAGTTTCTACTGGTAAAGTTGGTCCAGAAATAAAAGAAGGTTTTGATCCTGACGGTAATCCATCTTTAACTAAAAGAAAGGACGGTACTTATGTATATGGTGATCAAGTAGTCGATGCTCCTAAAGACGGTCAAAAGTTTAAAATGGGCGCAGATGAAGTTCAAACAACATTAGATTTTGCTTCTGTGGTAGATCCTACAGGTTTTTTAGCAGATGGTGCTAATGCTCTTATATCTGGTGTTAGAGGTGCTGGTGCTTTAGCTCAAGGTGATTATGAAAGCGCTAAAAAGTTTGGTAAAGCCGGAGCAGCTTCAACATTTTTTATGATTCCAGGTACCGATATAGGTAAAATTGGAAAATTTAATAAAATGATGAGTAAAGCTGGTAAGACAAGATATATAAGTAAAACAGGTAAATACGCGCAACCTATATTAGAAACTGAAGGTAAACTTACAAATTTATTTAGAGGAGTAGGTAATTTTAGTTTAAGAAAAGGTAAAAATACTAAATTAAATAAAAAAGTATCTTCTAATATATCTAAATTTTTTGGTGGTGGCAAAGCAAGTCAATTTGTTGGTAAGAAAGTAGCAGAAAATGTTACAAGCGCTAAAGGAATTAAAAATTATTCAAAGCTTGAAGATAACGAAAAACAATCATAACATGGCTTTTAAATTAACACCTCCGTTTAAAAAAAATTCACCTATATATGAGCGTGAATTAGAACCTGGAACTATGGGTAAAGGTAATAAAAATGGTACTATACTTATAAGAGGTGATCTCGATTATGATGATGATAACGTATATTGGAAAGGAAAAGTATATCCAAGATCAAAAATGCATGAAGGTGCTAAAAACCTACCATGGGAAGCAGAAGCATATAGAAAATCATGAGTAAAAAATTTAAAGATACAACCGTTGGACAATTATTGTTTGGCGCAGCGTCTGTAATAAATCCTACATTAGGAAACGTATTACAAGGTGTAACATCGCCAAAAGAAGCAATTGAAGCTATAACAAAAGCTGATGCTCCGGCAGAAGATAAAGTAAAATTACAACAAATAATCTACGAACAACAAACAAAAGAGATTGAAGCTATTACATCAAGATGGCAAGCAGACTCTATGTCAGACTCTTGGATGTCTAAAAATGTACGTCCATTAGTTTTAGTATGGTGTATTGTTGTATTTTCTTTTGCAGGCATATTAGACAGTGTTGAAACAATACCTTTTCATATAAATGAATTATGGAACGATACTTTTGAGAAGGTCATGATGGCGGTTGTCTTAGCCTATTTCGGAGGTCGGACGACAGAAAAGGCGAGTAGTATATTTAAAAAGTAAAAGTTTATATTAACAAGTAACTATACATATAGTAATAACAATTAAAATTTAATCAAATGGCAAAAAGTGGAAAAATTAAAGAATTAGAATTAAAAACAATTAACGAACAAAATACAGCTTTACAAAAAGCGGTTTTTGATTTAGGTGCTTTAGAAATAGAGAAAAACAAAACAATGCAACACTATAAAGCTGCATTAGAAGTTTTAGAAAAAACTAAACAAGAACTTGAAAGCAAGTATGGAGCAGTTAATATTAATTTAAAAACAGGTGTTTGGGAAGAAGTAGAAGTTCCTGAAACAGAAGAACCTAAAGCAGAAGAAGTAGTTGAAGAAGAAGATTGTGGCTGTGATGAGAAGAAAGAAGACTGCGAAGACTGCGAAGACAAGGAGTAATGTATTCTGTAATAAGAAAGATCAGTATTGGTGCTGATTACAAGAACGATGCTATGCATTATTCTGTTGGCCAACAAGTATATGGTGGTCATGTAATAAACAATATTGATCATAATGAAAGAGATAACTCTTATAACATATTTATAAAGAAAGATCAAGAGATAATGCCTTGGAAAAAATTTAATTCTAACATGGCTATATCTGTTGAGTATGATTTAGAATATTAATGAACAGTGTATATGACTTTATTGTTACACCTACAAACGAAAGGTATAATAATAAAATTAAAGTAGGCGACAAAACCCTTATTGTTAATTCTAACATAGAAGATCATAAGATGGTTAGTCGCCACGCTACTGTTGTTTCAGTACCTTTGGCATATAAATTTAATATAAAAAAAGGTGATCAAGTAATAATACATCATAATATATTTCGCAGATGGTATGATGTAAAAGGCAAACAACGTAATAGTAGTCAATATTTTAAAGAAGATTTATTTTTTTGTAAACCTGATCAAATATATTTACACAAAAAAGGCGAAAAATGGTTGCCATTTATGGATAGATGTTTTGTAATGCCTATAAAAGATAATAATTCTCTAACAATGGATTTAGAGCAAAAATGTGTTGGTATATTAAAAATAGGTAATAATGCTTTAAAAGCACACGGTATTAACCCAGGAGATCTGATTGGTTACAAGCCAGGTCGTGAGTGGGAGTTTATTGTTGATAAAAAGCGAATTTACTGTATGAAATCAAATGATATTGTAATTAAATATGAGTACAAAGGAAACGAAGAAGAATATAATCCAAGCTGGGCGAATAGCAATTAAAGAGTTAATTAAAGTTGCTAAAGAACCTATTATAGATTTTGGACCTGACATTTCCGCAGATAGACTTAAAAATGCTGCAGCTACTAAAAAACTAGCTATATTTGATGCTCTTGAAATACTTAATCGTATTGAAGAAGAGCAAAATATGTTAGAAGATAAACCAAAGCAAGAAGTTAAAAAAGATACATCTTTTAAAGGTTTTGCTGAAAGAAGAGCTAAATAATGTATAAGCAAAGTCTATATAAAATATTAGATAATCATATAAAACCTAAAATTATAAATCGTATGAACCGTTATAAAAAATGGAAATACGGTTATGATAAAGAACATGATATTGTAGTTATAAGTAAGACAGGTGAAATAGGTGAAATATATGAAATACAAAATTTAAAAATAGCTTTACCAAAAGCTAAAAACATACATAAGTTTGAAGATAATAAATGGAGCAAGTTTGAATATCCTAAGGCTTTAGCAAGAATAAAAACAGTGTTCGACTGGAGACAATATCCAGAAGACTTTAAAACAAAATGGTATGATTACATCGATAATGAATTCACTCGTAGGGAAGAAGGTTTTTGGTTTTATAACAAAGACGTTCCTACTTACATTAGTGGTACTCATTACATGTACTTGCAGTGGTCTAAAATTGACGTCGGGGCACCAGACTTTAGGGAGTCAAATAGATTATTCTTTATTTTCTGGGAAGCTTGTAAGGCAGATTCACGATCCTATGGGATGTGTTACCTTAAGAACAGGCGTTCCGGGTTTTCTTTCATGGCCTCAGTCATGGCCTCAGGAGAGGTGGTTAACTTGGCAACCATATCAAGTGACAGTAGGTATGGTATATTATCCAAGTCCGGTCCTGATGCCAAGACGATGTTCACAGATAAGGTGGTACCCATATCGGTTAATTACCCCTTCTTTTTCAAACCGATCCAGGACGGAATGGACCGTCCAAAGACCGAGCTTGCCTACCGTGTCCCAGCAAGTAAACTTACCAGACGTAAGCTTACCGCCAACGAAACCACGCCCGATTTACAGGGCCTCGACACGACCATCGATTGGAAAAATACCGGTGACAACTCCTACGATGGGGAGAAACTCAAACTCCTCGTTCATGATGAGTCCGGTAAGTGGGAACGTCCGAACAACATCCTCAACAACTGGAGGGTTACGAAAACCACATTAAGGTTAGGTAGTAGAATTATTGGTAAATGTATGATGGGTTCAACCTGTAATGCATTAGATAAAGGAGGTGATAATTTTAAAAAATTATACTATGACTCAGATGTCACAAAAAGAAATGCGAATGGACAGACTCGTTCGGGACTCTATTCTTTGTTCATTCCTATGGAATGGAACTACGAAGGATACATTGATTCTTATGGAATACCTGTATTCGACACTCCGACCGACCTTGTTAAAGGACCACAAGGAGTACCTATAACTTTAGGAGTTATAAACTATTGGCAAAACGAAGTTGATGGATTAAAAGATGATCAAGATGCTTTAAATGAATTTTATAGACAGTTTCCTAGAACTGAA